GAGAACGGATTAAAAATGAAATAGGTAAATCTTTATCATTTTTAATTGGATTTGATAATTTTGCTATGGCCATTAACTCATTTGTATCATTATACAACCCTATATTTGTTACATAAGTTCCAAATTCTGAATGTGTTGTGAAATTTCGATATTGATTTCCTGCATTATATGATATCGCATATGATTGACTTGCAGGTGGTAATACTAACTCCATACTATCTTGATAATCAGGTACACCACTTACATAATTTTTTAAATCTCCATCATAAATATATTTTGCACCTTGTGGAATAAAAATACTACCACTTCTACCAACAACCGTACTTGGGTTTGTTGTACCAGTAAATTGATATTCATCTATATGACATAAATATTGGTATTCATATGAAGTTTTACTAGCCTGAAATCGAACAGAAAAACCATCTCCACTGTCATATTGTCCAGCTGGTAATGAACCACTACCAAGACTACATGAAATATATAATGATCCTGTATCTGTAATTGTAATTATACCGTGTCCATAAAATACATTACCAACAACACTACCTGTCTGTGGACTGCCACCTGGAGTTCCTGCTGCAAAACTTGCCGAATACTGATTATCATAAAGTTGTCCGTGGCCATCATCTCGTAACTCTAATGTGGTTGTACCACTATCGTCAAGAATTTTAACAGAGTATGGTTTTATTTCTTCACCAAAATACTCTTGTGGAATTGTTATAACATTTACCTTACCACCAAGTTTACGTGGATTTATTGTACCCCATGCAGATGGTTCTCTACCATGTGGCCATTTTCTGTCCCAATTTCCACCAGCATATAAAGGATACCTTGAATGTTGTGATTTTGGATTAGAAATTTGATCATATTTATAGTATAAATGATTTATAGAATGATATAATGGTAATTTAAAAAATGTTCCTTCACTATAGTAAGTATACCAAGGTTTTTCTTGACTTTGTGAAGCTTCATTAAATACCCCATAACTTTGAGATGATGCAGATCCAGTAAGAAAATAATGATGACTTCCGCTTATACCTTCAAGACCAAAAACTCCACTTCCGCTATCAGCCTGTGTAAAAGTAAATTGTTTATAAGTTTTGAACGCTTTTATTGATTTATCATCTGGAGATATATCCTTAAACATGGGAATCTCCTTTAATAATCAAGTCTTACTTTGATAAGGGCTTCAGTATTTTGATCTTTTTTGAACGGTTGACTTAATTTTGCTACTGCTAATAACTCATTATTATCATTATATAATCCTACTGTTGTAATATATGTAGTTGGATCTGTAATAAAGTCCTTGTTAGTTAGTGCCGCATTTGAACCACTAAAATAAGAAGGATTTTGGCTGTGATTAAATTGATCATGCGGAATTCTACAAAAATAAAATGAACTACGTTTAACTTCTTCTCTTCGAGATGCAAAATATGAACCACTCTTTATTGTATTATATAGTTTTCTATGATTTAAATTATTAACAGTTGAACTTTTTCCAAGTGGTTCACAAACAGCTCTTTGTTTCATATTAGGAAGCTCGGAGCCCGAACATATTACATTTGGATTTAAAACAACCATACCCATTTCTGGATAAAATAAACCAAATGAACCTGACTTTGTTGCTGTGGCGGCTGTGGTTGCTGTTTCGTATATTCCATCTACTATTGAACCACTAACTACATTAAATTCTCGTTGAGAAGCCCCTACTGATGCATTACCGGATGCCCCACTGTCATCGGTTAGTTTGACTGTATTAGGGACCCAAGTATCAAGGGTTGATCCTGTGTAACTTCCACTTGCCAAATGTAATTCCCAATTACCTGGATCCATTTTTTCTCTATAACGAGCTCTATTTGCAACTAACACAAACACATCATCACTATAATAACTTCCAGAACCACCACCATTAAAATTAAACTGAGTAGTTTGGGCAGGTAATAGAACTTGTCTTAATTGAGAATATATTGCCTTAGTAGGATTACTCTGACCAGAAACAATTCCGCCTTCAGAACCAGAACCGTGTCTGTGACCATATGATACAGAAAATTCTACATCTGTAGTTTGATCATCTGAAGCATGAACATCATAATAATATTTACCAGTATTAGAACTCTGAACTGATCCTGTGAAAAATGTAGTTAATGTTGCTGAATTGTTGGCCCACATTGGAGCGGCAACTGTTGAACTCACATTACCTAAGATATCATCAATGTCAAAAACTTTAAACGCCATTTAAGGTTCTCCTTTCCTTAAAAGTCTAATCTAACTTTAATTACAGCCTCTCTATCTTTTGATTTTAACAAAGGTTGACTTAATTTTGCTACTGCTAATAATTCATTATTATCATTATACAGTCCAACCGTTGTAATGTAAGATTTTGGATCTTGAACAAAAGTAGGATTCCTTAAAGTTGCATCAGATCCAGAATAATAAGTTGGGTTTTGACTATAGTTATATTCATTTGATAAGACTCTACAGAAATAATGAGATGATTTAATCTGTTCTTCCCTACGACCTTGAAAATAACTACCACTTTGAATTGCCTGTACTAATTCATATGCAGTATTACTATTTGCTGCTGATGCACGGGGTAATCGAACTGCAGAAATATCATAGCCTCTCGCGGAAGATACACCAACTACAGACCCCGATATTGCTTCGGCGTTAAGTACAATTGTACCAAGTTCAGGATAAAAAAGTCCATAAGAACCTGCATCACCAAATAATGTTTTTTGTGCATCTGCAGTTACTTTAATTTGACTACTTCCGGCTGATATCGAACCACTTACAACATTAAAAACTCTCTGTGAAGCTTTTACAGTTGAATCTGCAGTAGCTCCACTGTCATCAATCAATTTTAAAGTGTTGGTTACTGCAGCCCCACCACCTACCAAACGTAATTCCCAGTTTCCTGGATCTATTTTTTCTCTATATCTTGCACGATTGACACTTATTACAAAAACATCCTTTCCAGCGGGAAAAGTCATAGTATTATCATCTGGAAACTTGAATTGAGTTTCACTTTGTGGATTTTTAATACTGATGTTTCTAAATTGTCTATAAATGGCCTTTGTCGGATTATTACCAGCAGAAGTAGATAATGAACCACTTCCTTCAATATGTCCATATGATACTGCAAATTGTACCTGTCGTGTACTATCACTTGCAGCTTTATCATAAACATCATAATAGTAATTACCACTACTTCCACTTTGTACAGAACTTGTATAAAAAGCGGTTAAAGTAGCAGTACCACTCGACCATAACGGTGAAGATATGGTACTAATTATATTAGTCCGTTTATCATCTTCATTAATTTCTGTGAAAAAATTGCTACTCGGCATTGTTTATCTCCTTATTGTATATAAATATTGATATATTTAAAATCATTAATTTTAACGGCGTTTTGATTTTTGTCTTTCATCTCGTCCACCTCGTTCTTCTTCTCGTCCACCTCGTTCTTCTTCTCGTCCACCTCGTTCTTCTTCTCGTCCACCTCTTTGTCTCAATTGCGGGTCCGTTTTTGGTTGAAAACCATCTGGTGGTAAAGTAGTAGTTGGTGATGAGAATAATGCACCTTTTCCTGCCTTAACAACAACTTTAACATATTTTACTGCTCCACTTGTCATTCCTGTTATCTTTAATGTAGTAGTTTTATCTTTCTGTAAGGTTTTAGCCTTTAAACGAACCATACTACCATATATCGTTTTTTCTTTACCTACTCCATCTTTTGGTATTTGAGTTGCACTTAACATAATATTCTATTAATAGCCTCGGCCGCCTTTACCATTTCCACCTTTACCATTTCCACCTTTACCGTTTCCACCTTTACCATTTTGTTCTTCATCTCTACCACCACGACCTCCAGTATCTCTTCCACCGCGACCTCCAGTATCTCTTCCACCGCGACCTCCAGTATCTCTACCACCTTTACCGTTTCCGCCTTTACCGTTTCCGCCTTTACCGTTTCCGCCTTTACCGTTTCCGCCTTTACCGTTTCCACCTTTACCAGTTCCACCTTTACCATTTCCACCTAAGGCGATTTCACGAGTTGCGGCTGTAACTCTAACGCTATCTACTGTAGTATTTTCCCCATTATTATTAGTAACAAGTAAACTAACATCAAAAGTTCCAGCAATTGAATATACGTGTGTAGGATGTTGTTGGGTAGATGTTTCACCATCCCCAAACTCCCATAAATATCTTAAACCATCTCCTTCTGATCTATCAGTAAATTTTACAGTTAATGGTGCTGTTCCAGAAAGTGCCATAATTATCTCCTTACATTGCTTTCATACTAAAATTAGATGTCGGTGCATTACCCTGAACAAGTGTCATATTAAAATTTGCTAATGGTGCAATAAATGGACTATATATTTCAAATAAATTATCTTGTTCAACAAAAAATTCATATTGTTCTGATTCTTTATGATTATCTGTTTTTGGTGCTATATCAATAAACTCCCCACCTCCAGTAAAAGTAAGTGTATCCTGTATACCAGATATTAAAGAACCGGCCGGTATTTCTGGAGTCTCAACCATAATAAATGAATTCATAATTTCCTTTTGATTTATAAATGATTCAAGAAGCGGCATGTTTTCAATCACTCTACCTTCTAAATTACTTGGTTGTGTCGATTCCCACAATCCATAATCTACTTCATCATCACCTAAAGCAAACTTTGTAATTACATACGAATCATCAGTTGCTCCTGAAAGTGCATCTGCTAAAAGTTCTCTACCTCTTTTAGTAAAGTGTGCCGTTACAGTTTGACTTCTTTTATCTAAAAATCCCATTATTTTCTTCCTCTACCACGTCGACGTCTTGATGTCTGTATTTCACGTATTACTTGTGCACTTACTCTCATACTAAAACTTGCAACTGGAGGAGCTAAAATTGGTGATTCGGGTTCTCCACCCATAACTATCTCTCGTTTAAATAAAAAAGAATTCATAATTTCATTATCGGTGATTATAGGTTCTGTTACTGGTAGATTATCAATTATCTGTCCGTGAGGTCTAACAAAATTTGAACCACTTGGTGTGTTATCCCATAACCCATAATCTATTTCATCGTCACCTAATGCAAATTTAGTAATTACGTGTTGACCATTTCTACTTTGACCAAAAACTGCTGTTCTTAAATATTCTATACCTTTTTTAGTAAGTACAGCGTTAATACTTAAAGAACTTTTATCTATAAATCCCATTTCCGTTATGTACCAACATCATACGATAAATCTTTATAATTAACTCTTACAGGAAGAACATAAACTGCTCCTGATTGTTGTCCAGTTATAATAATAGAGGTTTCTCTATATCCCATTGCGGCTGTAATAGCTTGGGTTCTTATAGTTACATCCCGCGAAACTATTTTCTTACTTAATCTTCCAGTTTCTTCACCATATACAGCACCAACTTCAAAATTTACCCTATTTCCCTGTCCTGTTCCTATATCTACTACATTTTGATTTAATACCAAAAAACTATACTTTTCTCCATCAAACACACCATCACTACCGGCAGTATCTGGATTTATATAATGGTCATTAAATGTCCATTGTGGATCTGCTTCTTCATTATATCCAGTTTCTAATGCATTAGTACGATTTAAATAAGTTGGTGTTATATTTTTAATATATGGTAATCCCCTTTCACCTACAGGTAAATTAATCAACTTATATTTCATAACTACCTCTGGATCAACATTTGGTTCTAACATTGGAGTACTTTCTAATACAGCACCATAATAATCATTTCCTTTCGGGTGAGCATGATTCCATAAAGTATAATCTATCTCGTCATCTGATAGTGCAAATTTTGTAATTGAAAAATTACTACCAGGTCTTGCAAGATATTCTCTACCTTTTTTAGTAAGTACTGCGTTCAGTATATATGAAGTATTATTTATAAATCCCATCGTTACTTCCTAATTATTATATTATTATCCAGATCCTTGATCCCAAGTCACCGTAACATCATATTCAAAAACTGCTCCTGATTCTTGTCCAGTTATAATAATAGAGGTTTTAGCCGGTGAACTTGTTTCAGAAATTCTCTTTGGATATAAAGAAAGTGCACCCGCAGCTTCGGGAAAACCGTTAAATGAATTATTCTCATGACGAAATACACCCCCCGAGAGTTTACAATTCGGTATTGTTTGTGAAAAATGTTGTGGTGATTTTACAGCTGGCAACCATAAATGTTGCATCTCTTGATCTGCTGACGATATGATGGGGTTGGTGTTTGGGTTGGGTGGTTGCGCCTGTGTTGGTGCTAAGACTGCAACTGCTGAATCTAATAAAGTTAGTGTAAATAATTCATCAACATAATCGGCATGGTGGGTGGTAAATTCAGCATTATCTATATGTTGAATTCCAAATCGAGTTCCAGCCCCTAATTTTTTTCCCGTATCCGTACCATTTTGAGTAACAACATTCCTTCTATTATTAACATCAGCAGTATCATACCAAAATCTACTTGTAAGTGCTGCAATATGTCCTGCACCTGGAACCACTTCTAACTTAGCCATAGCTTCCGTTCCTTCATCTCTTGTTACGAGTTTGTATTTCATAATCTCTGAAGGATCGTTGAATGGTTCAAGAGTAGGCAAATTATCAATTACTGCTCCATAAAAATCTGTTCCCTGTGTGTGAGTTGTATCCCACAACCCATAATCTATCTCATCATCTCCGAGTGCGAATTGAGTAACCGTAAAGTTACCACCAGTTGACAAAATCTCTCGACCTTTCTTTGTCAAAATAGCGTCTAATACACGGCTCGAATTATTTAAATATCCCATTTTTATTCTCCTATACAATACATTTTTTGGATCTTTATAAGATTTCTGAATTTGTTAAAACTTATTATTCTTCACTTATAAATATAATCCTTTTTAATTTTTTAACATTTTATTATCTCTATATTACATCAAGTGGTGTATCTGGTGAATCTGTAGTTACCAGCCTTGTTGGTGTTGTAATTGTCACCTCTACTACTGGTGCTTGGTCCCCGTATCTATTTCCTTGATCCGAAACAGTAGTGTCATCAGTTTGAGTACATCCCTCAAAAAACAAATTATCGGTTCCAGTTGATTGGTCCCATTGATTATCGAAGTCCGATAATGTGAAACTTGATGAATAATACAATCCCAAAGAAGCACTTAATGAAGATGAATAATAATATTCTATTTCATAATTTTGATCTGAAAAAGTACCATTTTCATAAATTGGCATCGTTACTTCTTCAAAAATTGATATTTGACTTCCTAACTGTATTGTAGCACTGACATAATCTTGTCCATACCAACCACTTTCATCTACATTACCAATACCATATAATGATGGTCTGGATAAAATAGTTCTCAAGTAAGTAGGTGATGACCCCGTACCCGCGGCTATCTGTCCAACGGTATAACTCGGTGCCTCCAAAGAACTAAAATCTGCTGACATTGATATTATTGATCCACTCGTTTTTGAATAATTATTTATTCCATGTGGATCATATAAATTTAAATCTGACATAATATCTTCATATATTGCAGATGATGAAACCATTGAACCACTTTCTTTAGTATGAAAATTAACATTAAATGGATGTGAAAAACTTAATTTAGAATCAAGTTGTGTATATTCAGATGATGCCGATAAATATGAACCACTTTCTTGTGTGTGAAAATTCACCCTGAATGGATGACTAAAATTTAAATCTGTTTCTAATTGTTGATGATAAGATGATGCTGACATATATGAACCAGTTTCCATTTTATTCTTATTCATGCCAAATGGTGCTGACCAATTTATATTATCTTCATATTGTTCGTATGCTGCACTTTCAGAAATATAGATCATCGCATCTAGATCAGTAGTATAATGTTGTGGTTCAAACGTAGGTTTCTTCCCAATAATAATTTTATCTCGTTCAAGTATAGTAGGTTCTACTAATATACCAATAGTTGCATTTGCACGAGCAGGAACTAAATCTCTAAGCTGTTTATATAATGAACTATCATAATACTTTAATAATCTCATATAATCCCAAAAGTTATTTGGTCCTGAATATTTTTGCCAATATAAATTTCGTGCTGTTGTTAATCCTGTATATTGTTCTTTATACTGGTCACGTGGATCTCCAATATATTGGTCAAAATCAAGATTGGGCATTGAAAGAATAATATCTTCATCAATTGGAGCCGATGGTGAGAAGAAAATACCAAGTTGATTAGAATCTATTGGTGCATTATCATACGAAGGTATAACTATACTTTTCCCAAACTTTAATTCTGGACTATCTTTTTGGGCCTTATCTATTAAAAAATCAGATTCAATTCTTACCTTATTAGACGACCTACCACTTGGACCCAAGTTTGGAACTTTCATTTTTGTTTCATCTACTACTGATGAAAAATGATCACCATATCCACTTGAATAATTTACAGGAGTTGCAGATGAAGTAAATGATGTATCTGCACTTGCATCTGTAAACCATTGATTATAAGAAACACTTAAATCTTTATCATCATCAAACGAATATCTGGTTATTAAATCCAAGTAAGAAGCGGATGGTGTATTACCATCAAATGCTATTGGAGCTGCTACATGGTTATCAAATGCACTTTCTTGTAATGCTGTAGTCCAATTTCTATATTCCATCATAGAACCACTTAATGATTCTCCGAGTATAGCATGTTCTGGTCCACCTAATGTAACTGTTGTAGCACTACCAGAATATGCTATATTATATGAACCAGATAGTACTCCTTGTGAACCACTTATAAGTAAATCGCTTTTGGATTCATAAATTATCTTACTTCTACCGGCACCATACTTTTTAGTGTATAGACTATAAACAACATCTAAACTGCCCGTATCACTTGTTACAAAATTTCCAGAACCTGAAAGTGTTCTTGTCAACATTACCGACCAAAATTCATTATCATATACAGGTAATTCTGATGAAGTTACTTCATTATATCCATGACTACCACTCAACATAAAAGATACATAACCATACCTATCCGATGAACCGTTATCTTTTAATCTAATTGCCCAATCATCACCTCGTCTTACCAATACTTGATTTGAACCAGTTGCGACTTTAAATCTAAATTCTACGGTATCAGGAACTCTATTAGTTGCAGCACTTCCAGATTGTGCTGGTTTCCAAGTATCATTTTGAACATAAGTATTCTTAGTTGCTCCAAAGAAATTTAACGACTTTGTAAATTTTCTTGTTAAAAAATGTTCAGCAGATTGGCCTGCTAATTTAGGTCCTCCATACTCTATCACTCGTAATATACTTGAAGGAATACCATAACAACTTATCAATCCTTTAATTGCCCGTGTAGTTCCTTTTGTCTTTAAGAAATAAGGCATGTTATTTATAATACGACTCCAAATTTCTCTTGAAATATCTCTCTCTGGAGTTCCAGAATATTCCCAAGGCTTTTCTGATCCGGTTTGTTCTACTCCAAACATATATCGTGGTAACGATATTAAATCTTTTCCATCACTAACTTCCCAACCGAGTGACGCTGCCACGGGTTTTAATAAATCTTTTGCAATTCCTTCAGTAAGTTTATCTCTCTTATCATGAATATCTGTCATTGATCCAATGAATACCCAAATATCATCAAAATGATGACCTATCATATCAATAAATTTTAAAAATACATCATTCTGACTGTCATCTTGAACAAACATTGGTAGATGACTTTTTAATCTATTTTTATTTGCTTTATCATATGCTGATGCAGAAACTATTTGATTTGAATACCAAGTAGTTGCTATAGATTGTGAAGTTCTAGCAAGAACATATGGATCTAAATATTTACCATTTCCACTTCGTTTTGGCCAGGCGTTATCGTGAGTTGTTCCTATAGATTCACTTGAATATGATGAACTTTGATCAAACATATACTTTTCAAATTTATCAAATGAATTAATAGTTTCACGACGTTTTGTTTCCCAATGTTGAACTTGTACTAACGAACCACTTATTGGTGTAAATGACGGACTAAGTGTACTTGAACCAGATACAAGTAAATATGAACCAGCTCCTGGATCAGCCACTATTGGGACTACACCAACTGATCCGCTTCCCGCTCCCGCTAAAGATGCACTTCTATCTGTATATTGTTCTACTTGGTCTAATTTATATTTAAAATTTCTAACTCGTTGTTCTGCAGAACTAAAATGGATAAACTTTTCAAATAATGAAAAATCAACATTAATATTAGCACTTAAACTACCACTTAAAACTTCATCTTCTAATTTCTTTTTAAGATTAGTATCACTTGTTCCTAAAGTACCATAATTTTTATTTTTTACTGTGCCAGAACCTATTGGACTATTTAGCATATTTCGTTCTGGAGGTCTAAGCACCGTTTCACTTATCCATTCTTCCACAAAAGGAAGTAAAGTACAAGTTTCCTCTACTGGGGGAATCATTTCTCTAACAATAGTAATAAAATCTTTTTCCTGAATCAAATCTGGAAGTGGTTCATATAATTTATAAACTACCGAATATGGATATTCAGGATAAGTAGTTTGGTCTACTTTAAAATTAGTTATTAAATCAAACTCATTTCTACCTAATTTAACTAATTTACTTAAATCTTCACTCTTATCTTGTGGATATTGAACGAACCATTTATTAAATATAGAAGTTTGTGTTACATCTGTTTGTTCAAAATCATGTCCAGCTTCATTTCCCAACTCTGTATAAGTATTTACAAGGACAACTTGGTTTCC